CATTAATTTGGCACATTATTGCAAGCCTATGATTTCTCCAACCGTAAACATTAAATGGGAGATCCTCGCCAACGCCGAAGTCCTTCACTGACTGCTCTTTTGCGATTGTGCTGGCATTCACTACTAACGCAAGCTTGTCAAGAGTTGTTGGGTATGTATCCATGCCTACAAATTACATCAGCACTTACGCCACGGTTGTAACTGCTGGATTATTGTGTAAAGCATGGCAAACAAGAAACCGTCAAAGAAACAACCAGCTAAAAAGCAACCAGCCAAGAAGCAGTCGGCAAAGACTGCAAAGACACAGCCTGCAAAGAAGGCGGCGGTCAAGAAGGCTCAACCAAAGAATCAGGCGTCTACAAAGTCTTCTGCGAAACCAAAGACGAGCACAGATAATACGGCAGAGCTGGAAGTAACATTTGCTTACACGCCCTCACCGGTCAACATAACTACAACCGCAAACCAGACTGCATACCAAATTGCTGAGTCTGTGTTGAATGCTGTTGACTCAACTGTGGTACGCGTTCAGGACATTACACAAAAGACACTACGTCAGCGAATGCTTGCGTGGTTTAAGCGCTAATCGTAACTAGTATCGTGATTTTTCACGATCGCTATCGCGCTTACCAAGTTCGTATACCGCTTTCACGCCAAGTGACGTGATCTGCCAGCTGTCTTTACCAGCTTTTTCTACAAGTCCATCTTTCTGCATGGCAACGAGGCCTTCCCTAACACGAAATGGCCTTTGCTGATAATGCTTGACAAAAGTGTAGATACACATAAAGGCAACTGGACAGTCCTTCATCTTAAGGTAGTAAAGGGCTGTTTTCTTGGCAGATCCATATTTGATGTACTTAAGGGCTTGCATGACGGCAATCTAGCCTTTGTGTCCTGAATTACCAACCACTATGGGAAAATGGATCTTATGAGCGAACGTTTTTGGTATGGAGCAACTGTTTTAAAGGTAATTGATGGCGACACTGTTGACCTTATGATTGACCTTGGGTTTAACATCCACCATAAGATCAGGGTGCGCCTATACGGCGTCAATACTCCAGAGTCTCGGACTAAGGATGCAGCTGAGAAAGAGCTTGGCCTGAAGGCGAAGAAGTTTACCGAGGATTGGCTCACGAGCCACAAGTGGGTATACATCAACACCATCCCGGACAAAAATGACAAGTATGGTCGCATACTTGCACGTATCTACTCCTCGGAAGAAGTTGAAGCACAAACAACGGCATGCCTAAATAAGGACATCGTCCAGTCTGGCTATGCTCGTGAGTACTATGGCGTAGGCGACAAGACTTGGGCTGAATTCAAAACAAAGTAGGAATCATGGACAAAATGAAGTTAATAGAAATGCTTTTAGATGGCGCTCATCTTCGCATAGCCAAAAACGCTGAGTACACATTGAGCGACGATGAGAAAGAGCTTGCATACGCCTTAATTCGCATCACGGAGCGTCACGGCAAGTTCAACGAAGACTACAAGGGAGTCTGGGCTGGATATGACAAACCAGAAGATAATGATGTTGCTAACATTGGTGTCAAATGTGCAAACTGCGTTCTGTACGAGGGTGGTTCAGAATGCAGGATTTTACTTAGTCAAGTTGAACCTGAGGGCAAGTGTAGATTTGCCATCATTCCAGATGGCGTTGTGCAGAGCTACACGGGTAAGCGCAAGTAGTAATTAAATCGGCAAGCGAGCCTTGCATAACGTGCATATGTTCGCCCATGGATACATTTTGCGCGCGCTAATTGGATGGTTGCAGTCAAGAGTTAGTTCAGCTGCTTTATTCATCGTTTCACGGATGAACTCAGCCATTGACATTTTATTCTTTACTGCTGCTTCCTTCCATCTGCGATGTTCGCGATCTGATGCACGAAATAGAACCTGCTTCTGAGACGGCTCGCCATCGTCTTCAAGGTTGCGATTGATTGACATATCGAGCGTTTCTGCTACCTTGTCCATCGCTGCGTCAATATTGTCTTGCTCATTCATTATTTTCAACCTTATCTTGTTTGATGTCTTCTACTATTTCTGCATCAATAATATTGTCGTCTTTCAAGCCCATTAGCTCATTTACGACATTGGTTGGCAGTACACCAGATCGTCCCATGATTTCTAGGAGCTTCTTTGCTTCTGCCTCTGGAGAGAATGTGCTCAATGCGTTTTGCTGAGCATCGGTTCCTGCGAGAGATGCGCGAATTGGCTCTTGGCCGCTTGTTACATCCATCTGGACATTTACATTTGTCTGCTCCATGCCTAGGAGCTTTGACCTGCGATCCATAATTGACAACACTTGCTGTATTGCTTTCATGTCTGGCTCAACCATTACTTCGGTGCCGTCATCCATCTGCAGCTTCCTGTGTTGGGTCAATGGCCAGATTGATTGTTGCAAGGAATCCAAGCGTTCAAGCTCAAGACGCAAAACTTCCGGGTAGGCCATCAGGGCCTCGCGGTTCAATTTCTGCAGTTGTCTGACTATCGCTGCGTTGACAGCAGCTAGCGTCATGTTGAATCTTCTAGCAATTTCCTGTTGCGATACACCAGCTTGACGCATCTTGAATATGCGCATATCACGCTCAGCCAAGAACTCTCTTGTTAGGCCTTTACTGCTCGTCATTAGTCCACTTTAGCGAACTCAATCACTTCAAACGGGAACATCTTGCCGCGCTTCATCCTAAGTGGCCACGGCCTTTTATCGCGGGCTCCACGGAAATGTCTGACTTCGTACACATAGCCCTCAGTTGCTGTTGGGTCTGGTTGTAAAGCCAGACCGAATTCTGGCCACCTAGACCATACGGCACTGCCAAATGGACGCAACTCACGTGTGTGTCCGGTTGAGCCAAGTGGAGCATGATGCTCAAGCCAAAGTGCGCATTTGTAAACATCTCTAATCATGTCAAGGTACTTAGCAACTTCAACAGCCAAAGCTTCGCTGGTTCGTGTTCCGTTGTCTTCAAAGGCTTTATATAACGGGCCAAGGCAAATCAGCTGTGGCTTGACTCGCTCAATAGTCTGTTCAATAAGCGCTCTATCTGCAGCTTTTGTTAAGTCCATACCAGACGGCTTAATAAGAAGATGAGCATCAACGTTCTTGGCGTAACCACGAGACATGGCTGCATTCACGATGTTGCGAGATGTGCGCCTAATAATGCGCTCTGGGTTCTCCAAGTCAATAGTAAGGGTACGAATCTGTGGCATTCTCTGATATGTGAATGGGTGGATGCCCGCCGCAGAACAAAGAGCAACTTGGCGTGCAAACATTGTCTTTCCGACACCCTCAGAAGCAACTACAATTACCCTCTCCCCGACTTCAAGCATGTCTGGAATGACCCACTCATAGGTATCTTTTTCGGCTTCTTTCAGGAATTCTTCCCATACAACAAGTCGTCCTGTGTCTACAGGCTTTTCTGATGTGGTGGAGTTGATTGCAAGACTGACGCGATTGAGCCTCTGCTCATCGTCAAGTGTTTCATTCCTGAGAATCTGAGTAATCTGATCAAGAAGCACACCCATTTCAGTTTCTTCAAACTTGACTTGGATTGGTCGTGCATCCATCAAATCAAGGTCATCAAATTCGAGACCTGCACCAAGGTGGTCGCTAATGTCTTTGAACTTTGGCGACTTCCAAACACGACATACGGATCCAGCTGCTGTGAGCTTTTCTAAGACGTCCCAAGCATGCGCAATCCCGACTTCGTCGTTGTCGGCAATTATCTCAATGTGCGCACCAGCAAGAACGTTTGTAAACCGTCCCTCCCACTTTCCAGCTCCGTTTGGAGGTGTGGTTGCAACGATTCCCCTAGCGATAAGAGTGTCTGCATCTTTCTCGCCTTCAACCAGCCACACAGGATCACCGTTGGCAACGGCTTTTACGACCGAAGGTAAGTTGTAGAGAAGTTTTGTAACACCATCGAGGTTATAGATATATTCGCGAGAGCGATTAGGGTCAGGGCGGCGCTGGCCAAAACTCTTGCGGCCTTGCTCGTCAACAAACCTCAGCTTTTCGTATATAAGCTCACCATGTTCGTCAATGTACTTGTAGGCCTTAACAAGTTGCTTCTTTGATTTCACTTCCTTATTGACGGGATACAGTTCGTTGACCGTAATGCCTACGGATTTGCATATTTCACTAACATCACATCCTGCACCTCTATGGCATGTCACAAGAACACGCCCGTCATCTCCTTGCCCAATTGATAAGGATGGATTCTCGTCGTCGTTCCTACATGGACATCGTGCTGACCAGTTAGCGCCATTGCGCTTCACTCCGTTGAGGAGTGTAAGAAACTTGTCTACTTCGGTGCTAATTGAGTCGGGCATAATCTAACGCAACACTACCTGATAGTCACTTCGCCAGTGAACGCATCGTAAATCCTGTGACGCAAAGCGATTCCGTGCCTGCGTCTAATCTCTTCGCGCTCTTGCGGCAGGGTTCCACCCCAAATGCCATGCAACTCAAATTCGAGCGCATAGTTCAGGCACTTGCTACGAATGTCACATTCTTGACAAAGCATCAGAGCAGCTCGGTTATTGATGATTGACCGGCGTGTTCGTGGTGCAGATGGGTAGAACCATTCAACTGGCTTACCAGCACAAGCTCCATTGCGTGGTGCTTCTGTTTTATCTGTCCCCTCCATATGGTTCTAAACCATACAGAGCAATCAGCTTCCGGTCAACCTGTTCCACAATGATTTTTTTTGTGGCTCTGGCACCTTATTTCCGTTCGCAATTTGCCCTGCAACCGTATGCAAACGTGTCGTTGTTAACTCAAATATTTCCGTGGATAACGCAATCCATGCATCTGAACTCTTGAGTTTCAACCATGCGTCATCGTCATAAACGCCATACCGTTCAAAAAGAATATTGTCAATGTCTGATTTCTCTGCAATTATCTCAAGCGCCCAGCCAGTGTGTCTTTCAATAGCGTGGATTAGTGACAGTATTCCTGCATCTCCCCATACATCTGATGCGTCGTCAACTACTTCGCGCGCAAATGCAATTCTGCTTCGGAATGCTCGAAAGTCTTCCACGTCCTCGGCTCTAACATAACGATGATCTATATCTTGATCATAAAAGTTCTCATCAACATCTGATGATAAAGAGAACTCATCGTCTTCCCATTCAGGTTCATCCATTAGGACAATGCTAACACAAGACCTTGCGTTTCAATCTTCTTCCTCGTAACAACAGAGTTGTCATCCATGGATGCAACTGCTCGCTCGTCTGGTGTTGTTTCTCTGTAGTGGTCAAGATACTCAACAACAGAGTTGAATAAGGCCCATCCGTTACTACCTACACGACCAGCATTGCGTGAGTTTTCATAAAGAGCAAAAATTGTGGCAAAGACATGCTCCCTATGCTTTCTCTGTCGTTCGGTTTCGTGAGGCTTAGCTGGAAACACTTTGTTCAGAACTTTATCTATTGCGCCAGATCGCGGATCAACATGTATGCGAAGCATGCGTTCTGCCATCTTCTCAAACTCTGAAGACCATTGCGTACTGATATGGAGAACTGTTCTTGCATCTTCCAAGGCCTCGTCCATGTTTCTGGTATGGCGCGCAGTGAAGACGCGTTGCGCCTGTTCTAGGCCCATGATTACTGTGTTGCGACATACGGCTCTAATGTCAGTATTTGCATACCGAACTGGCCAGATTCCGTCATGGCCAGAAGACACCACAAGGTATCGGCCAATCTTGTCCCCAACGCCAGCGGGATCAATAACAAGGGCACCAAGATCAATGGTGGCAAAGAACCGGGCTCCGCCTTTAAGTGTTCCGCATGTGTCTATTACGGCATCTCCGCCAGAAGCATCAACAACCGCAAGAGCTCTTTCTAGAACTTGCCTGTTCTGACGTACTTCATACCTTGTTCCGACCGTCGCAAGAGCATCAAAAGACCCATCCGTGTTCTGGCGTACAGTCGCCCTTGAGTCACTAATCGGCACTATTGATCCGTCTGGGTTACGTATTAAATTGCCGTCATCGTCTATCGCAGCCACTTTCGTTATGAGCACGTCGTAGTCACTATTGGATGCCTGAAGCATTGCCTCCATGCTCTGAAGACCCTTCATGGGAGTGCCAAGCCTATGCCAAGGCACTTCATGACTTGAGTAGGCGAACCTTGCCGTTCCATTCTTGTTGATCTCAATATCGTGACTCATGATCCCTCATTCTGGATTAATTTATTCCATATCCTGACAGGTTGACTAACCTACTTGGTGCAAGTATCTTTGTGGCATGTCAAAAACAGCTTTTATTGAAAAGATGCTCGATAGTGGTGTCATTGTTAAATTGTCCGAATGCTTTGAAAACAATGGGCCAATGGATATTCCGTCATGCCTGTATTACTCAAACGGGCATGGTCATACCGTGATCCCGATGCTTGAAAATTCAGATCCCAATGTGTGGCTTCTGAGTGCGCTTACGGAGGCCTACAACCAGAATGGACCATTCATTGAGGTCGGGTTCGTTGGGGATGCTTTTGGCATGGAGTTTGACAACGAAGAAGACATGATCAAGACCATCAAGGACTCAACCCAGACACTTGAGCAGCAACACAAGTCTGACCCATCTGCGCCAGTTAAAGAGATCCTTGTTGCCTCTGCGGTCTTTGGGGATGGGTCGCATGCTGGGGGGTTGGTTGAATACAGCTACGGAGATGATGGAATGCCAGTGTTTAGCCAACCAATGGTTAACGAGGGCCCTCAAGGTGGTGCTATTGCTTTTATTCTGGATTCTTTTTATCGCTATCTGCAAGATTTTAACAAATAAGGTTGACAACTGCATTATCGTGACGTAGTTTCTTAGATATGAAAAACAAAAACCACCGAGAAGTCGTTGAGTCCTATGTGAAAGCGAAGCCTGTAATGGTCTCCGCAATCCAAAACGGCCCCAGCGTCCGCATTATTGAAATCACACCCGAAATTGCTACAGCTCTGATGAGTGAAAATGTCAGCAATCGCCCACTGAACCGGGCTCGTGTTCGCATCTACACTGATGCAATGAAACGTGGACAGTGGAAGCTGTCTGGCGAGTCCATCAAGCGTGCAACGGATCCACAAACTGGCAAAAAACGTCTGATTGACGGGCAGCACCGCCTTCAGGCATGCATCGAGTCTGGAGTTCCATTCCCGACCGTTCTTGTTGACGAGCTTGATAACAATGTTTTCAGCGTCATTGACCGTGGCAAGACGCGTACAGTAAATGATGTTATGCACATTGCTGGTGTCGGCAGCTTCAAGCACGTTGCTCCAGCGATTCGCCTTATCTTAACTCTTGAGGCAGACAACAACATCATGAACAGCGAGCTGCTTCAGTGCGTGACGCCAGATGATGTAATCAAGTATGTTGAGGATAATCTTGACTCTGTTGAGTGGGCACAAACACTCGGCCGGTCGGTAGATAAACAAGTTGGAGGCATTCGCTCATCATGGATCCTGTTTGCGCTCTTGGCGGAAAAGGTTCGTGGCCGTTCCGAAGTTGAAGCATTTGCTGAAAGCGTTCGTGATGGCGTAGGCCTGAGCGACGGCAATGTCTGCCTTGCGTTGCGTAACTGGCTCACACGTGCGTCCAGCGAGAAGCGCTCAGCTACGATTGAGAACACCGCAACATACATCAAGGCGTTTAACGCTTTCGTTGAGGGCCGTGAAGTTCGCGTGATTCGCGCATGGACTCGCAAGTCAGAATGGCCTACGGTTGCTGCGCCATCAAGCACAGCCATTAAGTTTGAGCTCTAATCCCCTTCGGGCTCAAAACGACCTGAGTAAGTCGTAAAACTGCTCACCTTAATTATTGCTTTTACTGCTACTTTGAGCGACGCCGGCAGGCGATCTTGCTCAGTAGTTTTCTTCTGTCTAGAACGGCGACAACAAAGGAGAGAATATGAGCTATCTTTTCAGCCAGCCTTCTACTCAAGACGAGCCAGCACGTGAGTCGGCAATGTACTTGGAAATTGACGAGTACGTAGAGTGCGACGAGTGCCGTGAAGCGATCACGGACTACGAACCTGACGACATTGACCGTATCGGCGGTGACGAGTCGTACGAGGTTGAGTGGATCGCCTACGACGTAAAGTGCAGAGCTTGCGGATATGTAGGAACCTACGGCAATATGGAGGTCTAGATCCGAGCAGGCCGTGAGTGTCGGTGGTGGCACTCACCGCTGACTATCGGCAAATGCTTGCCTATCGGCTTTACGTCAAGGGCGTCTCTTAATCCCCACCATAAATACGCCAGTTCTTGAGCTTTCCTGAAGTGTTTTCCATAATCCAGCTAGCCATTTGCAGGTTGCAGTCCAAGTTAAGAAGAACCTTCAGGTCTTTCGCCCAGCTGCCTGTATCAACCTTGCACACCTGTCTGACTGTACGAATCCAGGAGCTGTTGATCTGGAGTAACCCACTATCAAACGAACCGTCTTTGTTGAGCGTCCATTTGATTTTGCCATTCTTGTCCCAAGTAGCGTTTACTGATTTCGGATTGCAGCGCGACTCCCGGTAAGCAATGTAGCTAAAAACGTCAACCGGAAGACCGTACTCTTTGAACTTCGCTTCAAACTTTGGACAGCGCAGCTCCTTGTCGGATGGATAGCGTGGCTTTGTTGCTGTCTTTTTTGCTACAGGCACGGAAGGCAGTGTTGTCAAAGAAAGCCCCATGTCAGTCAGCTTTGCCTTATGGAGGCTGTAGGTCTTCCACCCGTAGAAGCCGTCTACGTAAGCTCCTACGATCCGCTGAAGGTTCTTGACTGCTTCGCTTGTCTCTCTAAACTTATAAGAGCCAGTAAGTATCAGTCGCTCTGCTTCTGTTTTCTTATTAACAACAGCCGGCTTCGCCTGGAGAGGCTTAAGGACTTGTAAAACTACATCTCTGGGCAGGGATGCCTCGGTGGCCGTGAGGCCTTTAGCTGGATGGCTTGATGTCGCTTCGAGGCTCACGACGCTAGCCAATACGGTCAATGACAAAATAAGTCTCTTAATCAAAGGGTTCTCCTTCTCGAGATGGATGGGGCCGACGAGCTGGAAGGTATAGGCGCTCGCCATATGTAGTAACTGTGCATGACTATTTTAACCCTATGAACGGAAAAATCAAGCAGAACTCTGTGGATAACGCTGTCGTTTTTTGTTCATATCCTTATATTTCAAAGGTTTAAGCTGTGGATAACTTTCTAAAATTTTTCCGTAGTTTCGTCTTTTTTTGGTGGTCTAGGGCTCATCAGTCCCGTGCGGACTTCGTACTCATCATCAAGTCCCACAAGAGGCTTGTGGTACAGATGAATGAGTCCTATACACATTGTTAGGTACGCATGTTCCTTATCTGGATAAACGGCATCGCTACAGTAGCTCCGCTAAATACGCTACGCACACTTACGCTTTGCCTCTTATCCATATAAGACAACAATGCTTCTCTAGTGCTCAGCAGTCCCGTGTAGACATCGTTATTCGCATCCCTATTGATGCCGGTGCCATCAATGTGATAACTCATAACTCCTCAAGAATGTTACTACCGCTCGTGCCTTTATGCTCTGCCAACGGCTCGCTACATACGCGCTGCTACTTACGCTTAGCCTCTGGCACCGCAGAAAGACCACTCGCTACTCGGGTAGCAAGTCCCGTAGCTAAAGATAGCTACGTGCCTGGATTGCGTCCAGGAAAACGATAGCTCCAGACACCTCAAGCGTTCCATCGTTGTCTTCGAGAACTACGTCAACTGCTTCAGCTGCGCATCCCAAGACCCGGACGATTGCAGCTCTGATGGCTACGGCTTCTCCTTCGGCTGTCTCAAGTCCCGCTGGCCTGATGTCGTCATCTGGGATCTCAAGCGACTCTGGTTCGCGGATCGCCAATGCCCTAAGTTCCTCGTCTTTGCGTTCAGCCTGGACACACCACGTACAAGCGATTCTCGGGGCTGATGAGGGCCGCTTCCGGATCTCTACGTGGCCACAGGAGAGTTTGTGCTGGTAGGTGACTCGCCCCCATGAGCCGACCCTATTAATCTCAACTATCTCTTGCTGGGGTGCTTTCTTGCGGTTCACTGGTTCCATAACAATGCTTGACCTTGTCACACCCTTTCATTAATGTATCTTGCATGACCTACTATCACAGCCCTGCTTACTATCTTATTCGCTCTACCGTCCGTATCGCCTTTTGGCTCGGCGTGAGTGCCTTGGTGGCTCTTGCTACCTACTTGGTGCTTCAGAACTCTCCTCTTTTGGCAGAGAACTCCAAGCCTAAATGTGACCTCGTCATCAACAAGGATTTTACTTGGGATGTGGTTGCATTTCGCTGGGTGCATGGCGACACCGACCCGAACAACTGTCGGAACCTTGACCCCATTATGGTTCTTTCCATGGATGGTTCGTGGGACTGGGCGACCGACAAGTGATAACGCTCGGTTTGCTTTTGCTCGTTTGCTACTTGCTCGCATAACAAATAAGAAAGACCCCACCGTAGCCCTCCACGGTGGGGTCTTCTTTTTTCTCCCTGCCCAAGGAAGAATCAGAACGGCTCTTCGTCCTCGGGGATATCCTGACGATTAACCGCTGGGCCACGGCCCCTTACAGGCTTCTTTGTGGCTCCATCAGAACCTTCTACACGCTGTTTGCGTGTGAACTCTTCAATGCTCCGCACGGAAACCGCCACCTCTTCGGCAACGATTTCCACCTTGGTGCGC